TTTTTATTAGGTGCTGGTATTTATGCTGCAGCTAAAACAGTTAACAAGTTTTTAAAATCATCTAAAGATGATATTACTCAAGTAAGACAACAAGATTTTGAAGATACAATAAACTCTATTGATATTGCTAATCATAAATACTTTAGTCATGTATCTCAATTATCTGGTAAGATTCAAGAATTAATTCCTGATCCAATAAGCTCAAGAAAAATATTTCATTACATACAACAAACAGAAATAGCTGGTAAAAAGATTAAATTATCTGATTTGAACCCTGATGAAAAATTAGGTCTTAATGCAATAAGAAATATATTTAAACAATTTGAAGATACTCTACAAGATCTTGACGAACCAATTTTAAAAAACATTAGAGATAATTATCTACCTATTATCTGGAGTGAATATAAAGGATTTAATCCTTCTCAATTTGCAGATATATTTGATACTAAAGTTTATGGCCCTACTAAAAGCTTTAGATTTTCTAAAAAAAGAATTTACGATACAATTAATGAAGGTTTAAAAAAAGGTTTTAGACTTAAACCTGGCATGGATAATGCTATTGAGTTACTTAAAGTATATGCTATTGCAGCAGGTAAAGCAGTATCTACACGAGCTTTATTAAAAAATCTTAGAACTAGTAGTGTACCTGGAATTACTAAATCTCCATTTATTGCAGTAACAGGAGAAGAAGTTTTAAACGTAATGCGTGGTCCATACGCAAAAGAATATGTAGATTTTACACATCCTTACATTAATGCAACCGCACCAGTTAAAGTACATAAAGATATAGTAGCTCCACTTAAAATGATATTTTCTGCTGAATCAGAAAATCAATTTATAACAGCTATGTTTAATACTAACCTAGTTATGAAACGACTAGCTGTAGGCTTTTCATTTTTTCATGCTGGTGGTTTAATTGAAAATGCTTTCTTTACTGGATTAAGTTTTAAAGCTATTGGAGCTATATTAAATCCTAGATCTGCACCTGATATTGTCAAAGCTATTAATAATCCTACATTAGATTTTAAAGACTTTCCATTATCTAAAGTTACTAAAGACTTAATACAGTCTTATGGATTTAATGATGTATTTGAATTTGCTAGATCAGCAGGTTTAGTAATTGAACGTGGTACAATTGACCAAGCTCATGACAGATTTTATTCTGTAGTTAATAGAACTACATCTGGTCTTAATAATTTATTAGGTTATCAATTTGGTACTAAAACAATTGGTAAAGCTAAAAAAGTATTTGAATGGTTTGATCGTGTAACTTGGGATAGAGTATATACAGGAGCTAAATTATTTTCGTTTTTAAAAAACTTTGAAAGATTAGCAAAACCTGGTGATATGCCACATAATATCTATGCTAATGCTCGTATTGCATCACAAGTAACTAACGATGCTTTTGGTGGATTAAACTGGGTACAAATTACACAAAGAATACAAAACCCTCTTTATAAAAAATTAGCACAAACTGTATTTCAACCTGGATCTAAAGGTTATATGCAGTTATTATTATTTGCTCCTGACTGGACAATATCTAATCTTAGAATAGCATTTAAAGCCTTGCCTTTATTTGAAAGCAATCCTGATGCTAGAAGATTATATCAGTTATACTTTGCACGAACAGCATTGATCTATGCTACTATTGGTAGTGCATTAAACTATATATTCTCAGGACATTCTATATTAGAAAACAAAGATCCAACTAGAATAGACTTAGGTAACGGAGAAGTTCTTACATTCTCTAAACAATTTATGGAACCATTTGATTGGGTAACTAATCCTTATGGTACTGGTGTTAAAAAATTAGGATCATTACCTAAATCTGTTGTAGAAGTATTGACTAATAAACAATACTTAACTAGCAAGTGGTCTCCACGTATTACTGAGTATGATGATAATAATATCACCAAAGCTATTAAATATGGTGGACAAGTAGGTAAAAAGTTTTTGCCTATATGGGTACAACAAGCAAACGAAACAGTTGAGAAAGCTTTAATTAAAGATGGTATATCAGCAGATCTTGCCGCTGACGTAGCACTTAACTGGTTCTTAGGACAAACTGGACATCCTAAATACAAAGCTCCTAGAACAAGTGAATATAAACTACAAGGTTTAGTAAGAAATCCTTACGAAACATTATTTTAATGGATAACAATATTGAAACAAAACTTTTAAAAATTAATACACGTATTGATACTTTAGCATTAGATATAGCTATTATTAAAGATAATCATTTACAGCATATAGAAGCAGATATTAATAGTTTAAATTTTAAAACAGACAGAATTGAAGATAAAGTAGATAAGACTTATTGGATTCTTTTAACTGCAGCTGGTGCATTTATAGGAATCTTATTGGTTAATTTATTTAAACTTATAGATTAATTCAATCTATACTTGTTGATTAAATTTAGGTATAAGAACTAACTATGAACAAATCAATTTTAGTAATTAGTGATACTCATATACCTTACCATCACAAAGATTTAATACCTTATTTAATTGCAATTAAAAAAGAATATAAACCAGATCGTGTAATACACATTGGTGATGAGTTAGATAAACACGCATTATCATTTCATGATAGTGATCCAGATCTTCCAAGTGCTGGAGATGAATTAAGAATATCAATTCCAATCATACAGCAAATAGAAAAAATATTTCCTGTAATGGATTTATTAGACTCTAATCATGGTAGTCTTGTTTATAGACGTAGTCTTAAATATGGAATACCTAAAGCTTACTTACGTAAGTATAATGAATTTTTAAAGGTTAGTGATAAATGGAAGTGGCACGATGATTTAGTTGTTCATACTAATAATGGTCCTGTATATTTTTGTCATGGCAAAATGGCAGATGTATTAAAACTAGCTCAGTCTATGGGTATGTCTTGTGTACAAGGACATTATCATTCGTCTTACTCAATTAAATACTATGGTAATTCGTTAGGATTATATTATGGTTTACAAGTAGGATGTTTAATTGACAAAGACTCTCTAGCATTTCGTTATAATAAAACTCAACGCATGAGACCAATTATTGGTTGTGCTGTAATTATCAATGGTTTACCTAAACTAATACCTATGGTATTAAATAAGTCTGGAAGATGGATTGGTAAAATCATTATATGAGTAACAAAACATTCTTTAAACAAATAGGTGGATCACACTATAGACGTTTTAAAATTAGCCCAGCTAAATTTATAATGGAAAATAATATCCCTTATGCTGAAGGTAATGTTATTAAATATATTTGCCGCCATTCTTTCAAGGGCAAGGAATTAGATCTTGCTAAAGCTAAACAATATATAGACTTTATACTTGAAACAAACTATGAAAAAAAGAAGCACAGTAAATAAAGCTGGTGTATATACAAAGCCATCTTTAAGAAAAAGATTATTTCAATCAATTAAATCAAGAGCTGTTATGGGTACTGCTGCAGGACAATGGTCTGCACGTAAAGCTCAATTATTAGCTAAGACTTATAAAGCTAGAGGTGGTGGTTATAAATAATGTACGCAAAGCGACAACAAAGTTTAGTTGACTGGGGTAAACAAAAGTGGAGAACTAAGTCTGGTAAAAAATCATCAGTAACTGGTGAAAGATATTTACCTACTAATGCTATTAAAGCATTATCTCCTGCTGAATATGCTGCCACTACTAAAGCTAAAAGATTAGCTAAACGTAAAGGCAAACAATTTTCTAAACAACCTAAAAGTATTGCTAAAAAAACTGCGAGATATAGATGAGACGTGAAACTACAATGCCACCCAAGAATAAAAAATACTTTAGACCAACTAAGTCTGGTGCTGGTATGACTAGAGCTGGAGTACAGGCTTATAGAAGATTAAATCCAGGTTCTAAATTATCTACTGCTGTTACTGGTAAAGTTAAACCAGGAAGCAAAGCAGCTAATAGAAGAAAATCTTTTTGTGCTAGATCTGCTGGTCAATTAAAGATGTGGCCAAATGCAGCTAAAGATCCTAACTCAAGATTACGTCAAGCAAGACGTAGATGGAAGTGTTAATATGTTACCTATGATAAATGCTATTGCACCATTAGCTAAAATTTTATTTAATACAATTGAAAAAGCTGTACCAGATAAAGATTTACAAGCTAAATTAAAAGCTGATTTACAGACTCAGTTATTACAATCTAATACTGAAGAACTTAAAGCTGCTGCTAAAATAGTTGAAGCAGAAGCTAAAGCAGGTTGGTTTGCATCTAGTTGGAGACCGTTACTTATGTATGTTCTTATATTTGTATTAGTCTTTAATTATATCTTTGCACCAATTGTTAAAATGTTAACTGGTATTGTAGTAGGATTTGAATTGCCAGGAGATGTTTGGACTCTTTTAAATGTTGGACTTGGTGGTTATGTCGTGGGCAGAAGTGCTGAGTCGGTTGCACGAAGCTTAGCATCTAGACCACAAAGTAAAGACGATAATGGATAGTCTTAAATTAAGCGATCAAACGCAAGTATCTTTACCAATTAAAAATATTGTAGCTATCGTATCTGCTATCGTTGTAGCTGTCTGGACTTACTTTGGTATTGTTGAAAGACTTAATAGAATTGAAACCAATGAGAAATTAATGGCACAAGACTTATTAAAGAAAGCTGAACAAACTCCTAAGAACCAAGAGA